CGATGCTGGAAGTAAAATCAGAACTAGCGGCACCTGACGATGTATTAGTTGTTATCAAGTCCATTGCCATTACTTTACTCCCCACATCTTTATAGTGCCGTCAAAGTTGCCTGAATTCATCTTAAATTGAATGTCGTCGATTGCTGTAGTGGTGTTTATGTATCCTGCTGTATAACAATCTAAACTCGCGTTATCATCACCGTGATACGAATTTGTTCTTGAGTAAAAATGCTTTACATAGGTAGTTGAAGATGGATTAAAAAGATGTAATTCTCCCGCCAAAGATTCATCTGAGCCACTCCCTTGGTTAACATTAAGTTGTTGATAAGCGGTTCCTTGAGCCTGATCGAAATTCGCGTTATAACCCATATCTGCAACTGAATCATCTTCGTAATGATATGCATAGAAAAATGTAGTTGTCATTGTTTCGTTATAACTGGCTGAATCAGTAGCATTTGCTTGGAATGTAAATTCAGCAAGATCAGTAGCAGGATTTATATCATAAAACTTAAAAATATATTCCCCGTAAGTTGACGTAATTCCAGACGTAAAATCTAATGACGATGAATCAGAAGCAGTCTGCGTAGACAACAGGACTACATCTCCTGTACTGACTCCCGCTACGCCGAACAGGGCTGCTTTATGTGCGCCTAGTGGCATTAGCCCATATCCAAGCCAGCAGCAAATCCGTACCAGATAGTTCCCGCGTCAATCGTGGTGAAGGTGATTACATCAACACCAGAGGTTGTCAGGGTCGGTGCAGTGCTTCCCGCCCAATCTACCGCTCCGGGCCAGTTCACAGTCTGACTTCCACCGTTGGTCAGGATCAGTGTGAATGATCCCGCTGTACCTGTAGTTGGAGGATTGGAGAAGGTAAACGTGGTTGTGGACGTATCAACCGTACCCGTAACAACGTTGCCGGATTCAAGGTCAATATCCTGTGTGCCGCCGCCAATAGCACCGATAGCGTTTACTGTTTCTCCGTAGTCCTTTATCTCTGGACGCTGAACGATGTTATCTGCCATTTGGATAACATCAGCACCCACAGTAAATGTATCTCCGCCATCACCAAGCGTTACATCGGTTCCAGAACGTGGGGAAACTTTATTAACTTTTACTTCGCTCATTTAGGATACCTCGCTTTCACTTCTGCGCGTTTGGCTTGCAACGCCTCTAAGTCATCGTCGAGGATCGCGTGGACGCATTCTTCTATGGATGGATATTCTGCTTTTCGCAGTCGGGCGTATGCTTTGGAGTCGAATTCGGCTTGGAGTCGTGCTGTTTCTGTATCAACCAGTGATTGATCTATCGCAACAGGATTGCCGTTTGCGTCCATCGCGCCTTTGCCATCATCGATGGAAACGACAGTAGGATGAGTGTTGTATATTGCTTGGTGATTCATCCTTCTATCTCCATTACTGTTATCGTTGATGCACTACGACCAAAATAGATCGTATCAGAATCAAGTTCGCTTCTATTCATATAAGCGGTATAACTAGCATTGCTAGTGCTGTACATAAGTTTATAAGTCAAGGAAGAAGTAGAACTTGGAGAGTCAAGATAGACTACAGGAGTGTTATGCCCTTCGTAATGGGCATACGAATAAAGCCAGCCGGTAGATAGTCTAATCCGATTCCCGGCTGTATCTCCTTGAATAAGTACAGAGGCATCTCTCCACAATTGAGCGCCTACCAAAGAGTTTTGTCCGCCACCTAAAACTGGATTAGCAATAATAAATATTTTCGATGATGTTGCTGATGGAGTGATTGAAACTTCAAGCCCTGTGGTGACAAATGAAGTGCTAGTCGTAGAGGCTGTATCAGTTTTGGTAGAACTCACAACCTGTAAAACCTTCCCTGCTGACAAACCTGTTACGGTTGCGCCTGTAACATCAAGGGTTCCGTTTACATCCAGAGTTGCGCCAGAGGCTATGTCAATCTCTCCAGAACTCGCGACTTGAATGGTTGCTGATGCGGGGATAGTAAAAGTATCTGAGGCATCCCCCAGAGTTACGTCTGTCCCTGTTGCTGGGCTTATCTTGTTTGCTTTGACTTCGCTGCTCATTCTGCCACCTCAATATCATTTACTCGACCCTCAAGGACTTCTATCCTTTCCATCGCTTCCTGTAGGGCTTTTACCGCTTTCATATAAAGAATTGAATATTTCACGCCTTTGATTCCGTCATCTTCATAAACAAGGTGAGGGGAAACCTGTTCAACTTCTTGCGCTACAACACCTATTTTTTGTTCTGCGTTGGGGTCTGATTTGAAAGAAAATTTCCTTATTCGTAATTGCGCTATGTCATCCCATTGCGATCCCGCATCCGTAATATCTCGCTTCAAAGACTCATCTGAAATTCCTCCGTATGAGTTATCAGCGTTTACAATATCGCCATCCGAATAAATCATCAGCCTAGTCGCCGCTGTATCACCGCAACTCAAAAACTTGCTAGTGTTATCGTCTGGCGCAGAACCACCAAAACGCAACTGAAGCACACTTGGCGCAGTTGTACTGGTGTTTTCAATCTCTGCCACATAATTTGAATTTACTGAAGTTTCGACATGGAAATCCCATGCGGGGGCTACACCAACACCAACCCTGTTGGATGAATCAATCGTAAGTGCGGTAGAAACGCCATTATCGTCAATGCCAACGGAGTTAAAAGACCCATCCACAGAAAATGTCGCACCTGATGCTACGGCAAGAGTTGCTCCAGAAGGAACTGTTACGGTATCACCAGATGCCATCAAAGTAGCGGCAGTCCCAGATTCAGGTTCCCATGTATCTACATTTATCTTACTCATACGATCACCAGAGTTCCCGTGACTGTAACCGTGCCAGTAAACGTCACCGGGCCAGCAACAACCGCATTATCAGCAATCGTAAAGTCACCATCTATCGTTGCGGCATTCTCAAAGAACCCTTCTTTAGCGGGAGGGTTGTTTATGTACAACGTGCCATTGCGTTCTTCAGCCATGATCCCCCCTACGCTGAGATAGCGTCAACGTATGAAACATACGCTGAAATAGAAGTTGCCGCCGATGCCTGCACCCTGAGTAAGTCTGTACTCTGGATGACAATCTTTGCTCCACCCTGTATCAGTTCAACTGAAGACTTGGGAGGGATAGATAAGTCATCCGCGATGTAGACAACAGATGCGGTAGTTCCCGCAGCCGCGACATCAATCCACACATCCACAGTAACAGCAGACGTTGTGATATTCGTTAATCGTATCCCAATCAAAGCGTCATCAGAGTCACTTGTCAGTAACGTATGCGCTGAGGTTGTGACTTGCGATTTGTATGCTTTTTCAAAATCCTGTGCCATTTTCTTACCCTATAGTGCGATTGCCATTGCAACAGCAAATCCGGGAGTGGCCGCTGTTACGGTTCCCCATGAAGTGTCAGTGCCATCGTTAGTTAAGTATTTACCTGTCTGCCCAGATACATTAGGGACAATCGCCGTAGTGGATGTTGAAGGAAATGAGTTCTTCAAAACCGTCTTAATCATCCTCAAGTGATCATCGCCCTGACTTACAGGGTCTGTAGTCGTAGGGTTCGTGTCAACGAATTGAGTTACCCATGCTGCTGTTTCTAATGCCATGTTGCCCCCTACGTAAGTTCAAAAACACCGCTACTACTTGGAGTAATAGTGAGTGTGTTGTTCTGGGTCAGGTTGAATTGGGAAGTGGTTAACTTAGAGTAGCATACTAGTTTTCCACCAGACTGGTAGATCACAGCATACTTAACGTTATCAACATCTCCACCAGTTGCAGTCCATATTACAGCGGTAGAATCAAACCGATACTTGTTAGTAGCGGCAGATGCCCAAGTTCTAGCACTAACTGACAAACCGCCAGTTGCATACCCATTGCCACTGGCAACCTCATTAGCAAGAGAGGCTTGGGTTGATAATGCTACATTAACAACATTAGCACTAGCCGCGCTTGTGTGAAGGGCCATGTAAAAATTAACGCCAGTGCCATCAAGGTCGAACTGGCCGTTTCCTAGGTACTCACGGAAACTATTGTAAAAACTCCATGCTGTAGCCGCCATTTAAGCCGCCTCCTTAAGTGATTCTGGATTCTTAATGATATGTGATATAAGTCCATCACCGTGAACAATGAGTTCGTAGTTAGAACCTGTAACGCCTACTAACTGTACAAACTCTTTCGCTTGGTGATAATGGGCTACAGTACACCTGAATTGTTTCCCACCTACAACTAAATCAATCTCTTCTTCTTTGTCATTCTCCGGTTGAGAGTAAGCATGATGGTCATCCATGATGCAACTATCGAACCCAAAAATTTCAAACTTGTGGAACCCTAA